GAAGTTGACTCAATATCTCGTCTCAATGAAATCAAGAAGATGGCATTTGACGGCTATAAAGTCGTTAATGGTCAACGTATTGCTTATAGCGCTGATGATGCTATTGCAGAAATGCGCGATATGTCTGATGGTTTCTTTGCGACAATCTCAGCCTTTAACCTAAAAGAAGCTCAGCGTTTTAACGCATCTTTTGCCAAGAAAAGTAACTCTATTGTTAAAGAGATTTACACAGAAGAACAAAAGCGTTATGCACAGCAAGCTAAGACCACTGTACGTCAAGGATTGGCTGACTTAGAGGAAGAGCTGCGTTTTATTTATAGCTCTGCTGACGAGCAGTTAGATTGGCTTCCAGATGCTCAGCGCTTTGCCACTAGAGATGAGATGGCAGAAGGCGCTATGAACCGTATGCTTCGATTGACCACTATGTTTAACGACACAGAAGGTGCTAATCAGGTATTGCAAGTTCAACGTGACGCAAAGATGAACGCTCTTGTTGAGCTAGGTGTAGGCCAGTACTCAAAGTACACTCCTGCTAGCTTGCTGCATAAGATAGAAAATGGTGAGCTTGGTGAGCATCAAGATATGTATAACAGCTTGCCTATTGATGATCAGAAGAAAGTTAATAAGCTGCTGTCAGAGCGAATTAATGAGCTAGATAAGCGAGAGAAAGATAAGCAGGAAAAGCTCAAGTCTTCTCTTGAAAAAGACAAGAACTTACTCAAGCAAACTATTCGTGAATATGGTGGCGTTTTGCCGCCAGATGTAAAGGAAGAGACTTTAACGCAAATAGACATCGCGAATCAGTTGGTTCCTGGCACATATAGCGATACCTTTATTGAAGAAGTAAAAAGCGATTCATTTGGCAGGTCAATTGCCTCAGATGCAAGCATGGCTGATTATCGCAATTTAATTAGGTCTGGCGATCTAACTACCGCTGGCATTGATAGAATGCAAGCTAATGGAACAATTAGTGGACAACAACAAATAGAGTTAGATGACTTTCTTGAGACATTCAGCCGTAAAGATTTTGCTAGCGCAAACAAGAGCTTCTTGAATCGTGTTCAGGGTATACCTGGCATGAGTTCAAAGATGTATAAGCGTACATATAAGGCTAAGGCTCAACGTATGTTTGACGAATATCGTGCTCAGTATCCAGACATGGCTGCTGGTGATATTGCTAATAGCGTATATACGATGCTTGAGTCTGATTTTGATAAAGACTTTATCGATGACAATAAAAGTCTTATCTACAACAATCTTAGCGATATTATTTTCTTGCTTAAACCAGAGCATAGAAAGAAAACATCAGAGGATTTAGTTGAAGAATGGATCGCTGGTAATCTTTCTGTTGAGAATGCTTTTGTAGCTGAAGATACGCTAGACGAAAGAACTGAGATTAACAAGCTAACTTCGCGCAAAGACCGCATCAAGCGCATTATTGATCGGATAAACGAGAGACTGAAGTAATGGAAGAGAAAGAAGATTGGGCAAGCCGTTACGAAGAGTATGTCTTGTATGCTCTTCCAGACGAAGAAGTTGATTATGCAGAAAGTCCAGAAAGCGTCTCTACTACTGGCATAGATATGCCAAAGGATGCGTCTATTGGTCAGTATATAGAGAATTTGGAGCAATATGGCACTGAGGGTCTAAAAGGCACTGTAGGCGCCTATATGCCTGGTGAGTTTGAGCGATTTGCAAAAGCTGGCATAAAATTGGCTTTTCCTGATGCAGATGAAGGCCGTATTGAGTCAGCGTTAAATGCTATAGCTGAAGACCCTGAGCTATTCTCAGCAGAAGACTTTTACGAATGGTTTGGTGAAGCTGAAGGTACTTTAGGCCCTGATGCTGTAGAGGCTGCAAGAATGACAGGTGAAGCATTTGGTCTTGGCAATATCCTTAAGAAAGGATTACAAATGTTGCAAAAATCAGCTAAGCCAGCAGCAATGGCGGCAGGTGTAGCTGGCTCTGCCATGACTCCTGTAGCTGAAGCTGCTCCACAAAACACTGGTGGATATAGAGACACCTTTGTGAATTACTTAATGGAAAATGAGAATGCTGCATTTGCCTCTGGTAAAGCTAAAACAGCTCGTCACAAGTCACCTGAAGGTGGTCGAGACACTGTAGGTTTTGGTCATAAGCTGACTGCCAAGGAAGAGAGAGAAGGCAAAATTTACGGCATTCCAATCAAGGATATTGATGTTGATAAGGCTAAGGAAATCTTAATTAAAGATATTAAGCGAGCTGCAACACAAGCCAAGAAAAATCTGAAATCAATGCACCCTAATGTGGATTTTGATTCTTTGTCTGAAGACAAGAAAGAAATGTTGACTGATATTCAGTTTAATGTGAAAGGTGGCGGTATTAAGACTTTCCCTAACTTTGTTCGCGGCATAGTGACAGATGATGTGGGCCTGATGAAAAAAGAGTACAAGCGTTATTACAAAACTGCTAAAGGCGTGAAGAGGGAAGTAAAGAAACGGAATACTGATTTCTTTAATATGTACCTCAAGAACCTTTAATGAGAGATTGAATAAATGGCATTTACAAAGCTAGACGAAGGTAAAGAAGACATCCTAGGCATCAACAAGGAAGAGATGAAGTCAAAGATTGACGTTCTTGCTGAGCAGGTTGCTTCTGAAGAATCAAGCCTTAATGAGAAGGTTGAGGCTGAGAATGCTATTGATTCATTGCCAGAAGATGAGGGCATTGATGTTGCTGTGCTTGGCCCATTAAAGGGTATTGGCAAGTCTCTTAAACAAGCAGAAGAGATTTATGAGGCAGGTGATCTACCGCTTACTAGGCCAGAATCTCCTAACGAGGAAGTTCTTATTCCTGAGAACTTTGAGCCACCAGAGGGTATGGATGTCTTTGCTGAAGACTATATGCGTGGCATGGAGCAGCCTATTCCTATTGAGGAAGGTGGCATTAAAAAACCTACTGGCAAGACTAAGCCACAGGTTAGCGGTACAGCACTTGACTACAGAAATATTAAAACTCACGAAGAGTGGGCTACTCACTTCCAGAACCTTTATAACGTAAGCGAGCAAGAAACTAAGAAAATTAGTCAGCAGCAAACATGGCAAGAAGCCATTGATCGAGGCTGGACTAAGGATGAGTTAAAGAAGTTTCTTGATCCTACTTATGTAAGTAAAGGTCAAACGTGGACTCAAGCAGAAGCTACTGTTGCCTTAATGGTAATGAAGGCAGCAGATGTTGTGTCTAACTCTAGTAAGAAAATCATGGACTTAGGTGGTTGGGATAAAGCAACACCAGAAATGAAGCTAGATTTTGAGAACGCTTTGGCGTATTCAGATGCAATAACCAAATCATTTAGAGATAGAAAGTCTGATACTGGTCGAGCATTTAACTTTGCTCAGAGCGTTCCAAGCAGACTTGATGCTAGTAGGTCTTACATCAAACAAGCTATCAAGAGTGGTGGCGAGCAAATGCTTGCAGCAGCTCATGGCTTGTACCAGTTGTCAACTAAGCCTTCTCAGCGAGCCTGGGTAGCTAAGACTATGGCTGCTGGCAAACGTGGCTACGATATGATGATGTACAGCTACTACAACTCCATGCTGTCTAACCCAGAGACCTTTATGCGTATCATTGGTGGTAACGCATTGTTCACCATGATGCGAGCTGCTGAGCGTCCTATTGCAGCAGCTTATGGTCACGCTAGGTACTACACTCAACGCGCTCTTGGCAATAAGAATGCAGTTCGTCCAATCAGCTCAAAAGAGCTAGCGATGAACATGATGACTGTGCCACTGGCGGTAAAGGACTCTTTCCGAATTTTCGGTAAGACATTTATGGCCAACAAGCAGCATTATGGTGTTAATCGCCTTGAGCATAAAATGGCTGACAATCCATTTGAATTTGAGATTACCGATAAAGATAACGGTTTTTCAAAGCTCTTAAAAACTATGTCTAAAGCCTACGGCATAGCGCTAAGCCCTGTAAACAGAGGCATTATGGGTCTTGACGATGGATTCAAGGCATTCAATATGCACATTGAGCTTAGTGGTCTAGCAGCACGTCAGGCTGATGTTGAGTACCACAGATTGCGTGATTTGGGTGTTAGCGAGGAGCTTGCAACTAAGCGGGCAGAGGAGCTTTTCTCTGAGACTGTTCGTTATCCTACAGAAGCTATGTGGGAAGATGCTACTCGTCTAGGTGAGGAGATCACTCTGACCAATCAGTTGACGGGTGCTTGGGGTGACTTGCAGAAGTTTGTAAACCGCTTCCCTGGCGCTAAAATTCTTCTGCCTTTCCAGACATCTCCAGCCAATATGATCACTCGTTCAACCGAGTATATTCCATTGGCAGGATTGGCTTCTAAGCAGTTCAGAAAGGACTTGCTAGGAACTGGCCCTGCTCACGATATAGCGGTAGCTAGAATGAGTATTGGCGCAGGTGCAGGCTTAGCACTCTGGGACATGATGGCTAACAACTATGATCCTAATGCTGAAATGGGCATTACAGGCGCTATGATGTATGACCCTATTGAGCGCAAAATTCGTCTCTCAAAGAATGAGCAGCCGTTTAGTATCTGGCACAAAAAGTCAAAATACACAGAGGAAGAGTTAGCTCAATTAGCAAAAGACCCTAACATTAAGATCACAGAAGAACGTGTTTATATGTCATATCTGGGTTTTGAGCCGTTCTCAGCGATTGTAGGCGCTTGGGCAACTGCTGGTGAGTACATCTCATACTCAGATGATAAAGACAATGCAGAGACGCTTGTAGCTTCTCTCGCTGAAGGTACTGCGGCATACATCAAGGATATGCCAACACTGTCACAGCTAAGCAACTTCTACGATTCTGTTATCTTTAAAGAAAAGACAGAGACAGCGACTCAGGCTATTGCCTCTGAGCTATCACGAGCTTATGTTGAGTTTGGCGTTCGAGGCACTCCTGCTGGCGCATACTCTGGCTTGATCCGATATATTGACGGTCTTTACAACCCTGACATATATCAAGGCGTTTCGTCTGATCCTAATTATGGCGAGATGTCTCCGTTAATGCGTAATGTGGTAGATGTTATTCAAACTCACCGAGTCAAGAATCCTGTATGGCGAGCTTTCCACGATGATGGAATCCATCCTAAGTACGAGGCCCTTACTGGCGCTAACCTAGCAAAAGAAGGTTCGATGTTAATGAGAGCTGCACCCACAAAGCGCAGAACTGAGATCATTAACGGCGCTTCTAATGCTATTGCTCAGAGCAAGGTATCGCCTATTTATGTGACAAAGAAGCTAGACAATGTGCCGCTAAATGGTGAGCAAAAGTCATTTTGGGAAAAAGCTGCTTACACAGAATCAATTTATGACTATGAGCAAGAAAAAGCGATTGATGGATCAATTAGATATAAACAGCTTGGCTTTGCTTTTGGTGGTAGAACATATTCAGAACAGTTGGCTTATATCTCTAACTCAAAAGAATTTATTCGATTGATTTCTTCAGACGATCCAGAGGAAAGGGAAGAAGCAAGAAACATGGTTAGAGGCGTGAACACAGCCGCTAAGAAACACGCAAAAGCTAGATTGCTTTCTGAGCCTAAGTTCAGCAATTTAACCCAGTTGATTGCAGATAGAATTGAATCTGACAATCAGGCTTATGAGCGATACCTAGAGAGAATGGGTGTTGCTGTAGATACTAGCGTTCAACCTTAAATATGTGTTTTAAATCTATGAATATTAAGTGTATTATCCGGAAAGGCAGGAGATTTAAATGACCTATCCAATTTCAGATGTAACACGTCGAATCGTGTATTCCGGCTCCGCTGGGGCTGGCCCTTACTCGTTCAGTTTTGAGATACTGGATCAGGGGGACGTTGCTGTCTATTTGAATAGCACTCTCCTGACCATTACTACGGATTACACCGTTACCATTAATGCTAACGGTACTGGTTCTGTAACCCTAGTAACGGCTGCTACAGCCTCAGATACAGTGGCAATTCTTGGTAACAAAGGTATCGAGCGTCAGACAGACTTCGTTACAGGTGGTGACTTATTCGCCTCTAGTTTGAATGACGAGCTAGATGCTCAGACCATCTTTGCTCAGCAGAACGCAGAAGCCGTTGGTCGAGCAATCAAGATTCCACCTCAGTCTAGCTTGAGCATTGATACCACTCTGCCTACCCCAAGAGCTAATTACATTCTTGGTTGGAATAGTACTGGTGATGCGATCCTGAACTTGCAAGAAGTAGGTGGTTTTACAGGTACAGATACCACTACTACAACAGCTAACTATGTTCAGCGTGACATTGTTAAGGATTCTTCAAACTCAAACATCTATATTTGTTTGCAGAATTCACCTACTGGCACATCGCTTACTGATACAACTTATTGGGCTTTATTGGTCGATGCAGCATCGGCAGCTTCATCATCTTCATCTGCTTCTACCTCTGCTACCTCAGCCGCTACATCGGCTACAGCAGCAGCGGGTTCTGCTACTTCAGCAGCAAGCTCTGCAACTAGCGCATCTAGCTCAGCTAGTTCAGCAGCAAGCAGTGCAAGTTCTGCTTCTACGTCAGCTACAGCAGCATCTACTAGCGCTACAGCAGCAGCAACTTCACAGACAGCAGCACAAGCATCAGCAGCGGCAGCAGCTTCATCAGCCGCAAATGCAGCAACAGCAGCAATTCCGTTCTCTATCGCATTCTCATAGGTTAAGACATGGCTACTAATACTTTCTTAAATTATGTTGCATCTTGTACTGATGCTACTCAAACCACTGTTTACACAATCCCGTCAGCTACAACTTCGGTAATTCTTGGTTGTAACCTAGCTAACACTGGCGCAGCAGATATTACTGTTGATGTTCAGTTGGCAAACAAATATGTCATCAAAGGCGTGACCATTCCTGTTGGCAATGCGCTAGGCATCCTAGAGGGCAAGATGATTGCTGAAGCTGGTCATGTATTAACGGTTCAGTCTGATGCTACTGGCGGTGATTGCGACATTATTGTGAGCGTATTGGAGCAAGCATAATGGCAAAATATCTCAAGCCTTGGCCTGAAAAACCTGGTACGGCAAATGCTTCAGGTATCTGGCAGAACAGCATCAACATTTCTTCTAATGTGACCATTGAGTCTAACTACAATGGTTTGTCAGCAGGGCCGGTGAGCATTGCATCAGGTGTAAGTGTCACCATTCCTACTGGCTCAACTTGGACGATTGTCTGATGTTTAAGGAATTGTTTAATTATATTAATGGTGAGTTGCATTGGTCTGATAATGCTCCGCAAAAAGTGCGTGGCAAATTAGCAGGATCAATTAATAGTAAAGGTTATAGAAAGATTGAGTGTGGCGGTAAAAAGTATGGCGCACATCAAATTGTTTTTGCTTTGCATCATGGCTACATTCCTGAATATGTAGACCATATAAATGGCGACAAAGCAGATAATCGAATTGAGAATTTGCGTGAAGCAACAAAAGCAGAAAACGGTTACAACCGTACTAACTTGCCAACAAATACTAGCGGCATGAAAAACGTTAGCTATCGCAAAGACACAAACAACTGGCGTGTAAGTTTACGAGTTAATGGTAAACACACTAGCTTTGGTAGTTATGATGATCCTGAGTTGGCTGATCTTGTAGCGCACGAAGCACGAGCAACTTATCACGGAGATTTTGCAAATCATGTCTAAGGTAAAAATCGAGGGCAATGCTTCCGGTACTGGAACTTTTACGATCCAAGCCCCTAACTCAAATAGTGATCGTGTTTTATCGTTGCCTGATGGTGCAGGTGAGTTCCTCACACAAGACTCAAGCGGCAATGTAACTTATACAGCACCGGTAGCGTTTACGGACGGCACAGAACGTATGCGTATCGACAGCAGTGGTAATCTGTTGGTGGGGACTACGACCCGTGTTGCTAATGAGAGATTGAACTTAACTACGGATCAAGGTTCTGCTGTTCTTGTTCTTAATCGTACCGACAACATTGACGGTTATTTACGAGATATGGTTCTCTTTAGACGTAGCACTACTGGTGTTGGATCAATCACTTGTAGTAATACTTCTACATCCTACGTCACCTCATCTGACTACCGCCTAAAGACTGACGTACAACCAATGACGGGTGCTACTGAGCGTCTTAAAGCACTCAATCCAGTCAACTTTGCATGGAAGGTAGATGGTAGCCGTGTCGATGGTTTC